CTTAAACGTTGGTTTAAAGAAAAGTGGACCGACGAGAAAGGTAATCCTTGCGGTTCTGCTAAAAGAAAAGGTGTAAAAAAATGTCGCCCATCAGTTAGAATATCATCGGGTACCCCGGTCACCTGGGGTCAGATGAGTGCAGCTGAGAAAAAAAAGGCTGTAGCTGAAAAGAAAAGAACAGGTATGGGCAAACGTACCTCAAGTATAAGAAAAAAACGTAAAAAGAAATAATTATGGGTAAAAAAGGAACAACAGTAGTTCCATCGGTTATTAAGAAAATGGGTGGAAGAGCACAAGAGTTTAAAATGTTTTTAGGCAAAGGGCTTAAGAAATCACCAATGAAAAAATATAAAAAATAATGTACGGACCACTTAAAAGAGAACTCAAAGGAGATCAAGATAAATTACCTGAAGTGTTGAAAGACGCTATTAAAAAAGCAGGGCCATTAAAAAGAAGGTTTTGTGGAGGTTCGTCAAAACCATATAAAAAATAATATTATGTCAGAAGATAAAAAAGTAAAAGAAGTAAAGCCTGTAGCTAAACCAGCAGCAAAGCCTGCAGCTAAGCCACACGTAGACATTAGATAATGCCACAAAAATTATCTCCTGCGGCTCGTAAGAAAAAAGCGGCCCGTGACCTTGCATATGCTAAAACTCCCCGGCGTAGAGCTATGAAGGCGGAGAATCAAAAGAAAAGACGCTCGGCACTTAAGAGGGGGATAAATATAAAAGGTAAAGACTGGGACCACAACAAGGGTAAATTTGTTTCTGTTAAAGTTAACAGGGGTGGTTACGGCAAAGGAACAAAAAAATATAACACAAAATGAAACCATTTACTAATAAGTTTGCTAGCTGCGGTTGTGGGGGATCTCCTCTGGAACGCAAAAAGTCAAAAGCGCCATCACGCAAAAAATCTAAAGGATATTACGCTAAAGTAAAATCCGGAAGTGGAACAGGTGGAAAAGCTGGCGGCGGTATGACAGCTAAAGGTGTAGCGAAGTATCGCAAAGATAACCCAGGGTCTAAACTTAAGACTGCGGTTACAACACCTCCTTCTAAACTTAAGAAGGGGAGCAAAGCAGCAAAAAGACGTAAATCATTTTGTGCAAGGTCCAAATCATGGACATCAGAGCGTGGTAGAGCAGCACGCCGTAAATGGAACTGCTAATATAACTTATATCAATTAAATTAAATTAAATTAAATAAAATGGCAATACAATTCGGATCGCCCAAGATAGTCAAGAAACTAAGTTTTAAACAAGAAGCTAAAGACGGACTTATATCAGGCATAAATAAACTAGCGGAAGCGGTAGGGAGCACCTTAGGTGCTTCTGGTCGCACCGTAGTATTAGAAGATGACTTCGGTAGTCCCCATGTTACAAAAGATGGGGTAACTGTTGCAAATTACATTAACTTAGAAGACCCTGTTGAAAATTTAGGGGTTACTATGTTAAAACAGGCGTCTCGACAAACAGCATCAAAAGCAGGTGACGGTACAACAACATCTACGGTTCTTGCGCAATCTATCATTAAAAACTATTTTGATAAAGACGCTGAATCGCATTCATTTAGAGACGTTAAGAATGGCATGGTGGCTTTTACAAAACACGCTGTGGATGTTCTAACTAAAAAAGGAGTTGCTGTAGATGATAAGAGACTAAACCACGTCTCTCGTATATCAGCAAACAATGACCCTGTATTAGGGGACTTTATCGCAGAAGCTTTTAAATTAGCGGGCGAGAACGGAGTGGTTACAATGGAAACCAGTCCAACAAATGAAACGTACATTGAATCTGTAGACGGTACTCATATTAAGTCTACATCGAAAAGTATGCATTTTCATACAAATAGAGAAAAAGAAATAAGTGAGCTAGAAAAGCCACTTGTATTTTTATGTTCGTCTGAGGTATCTAATATCAGACGCATACAAACAATATTAGAGTTTGCAATCAAGTCCAATAGATCGCTATTACTCATTGCCCCTTGCGACCAGCAAGTTGTTTCTGCATTAGCAATGAATCACGTAAAGGGCAATATTAAGTGCAATATTATCGATCCACCGTCGTTCGGGCTAAAACGAAAGGATGTTCTGGATGATATTGCCCTTCTAACGGGTGCTACTGTTATTGACGAGAATCTAGGTGATTCTTTAGACAATATCACCCCTGAAGTGTTAGGGTCGGCTGACAAAGCCATTATAGATAATGACGGTACAACTTTAGCAATTGCTGAAGCACCAGACGGAGTAAATGAAAGAGTAGAGTATTTGCAATCGCAACTAGCTGAAGAAGATCACCACGTTATGCGGCCACACATTGAAAGTAGATTAGCTATTTTAAATGGAGGTGTGTCTATTGTATATGTAGGCGGTGATACTGAGGTTGAAGTGTCTGAGAAAAAAGACAGAGTTGATGATGCTATACACGCGGTTCGCGCAGCTAAGAAAGAAGGTATACTTCCAGGTGGAGGTGCTGCCTTATGTTTTTTAGCTTCTACGCTGAATGTACCCGCTAAAAACGAAGGTGAACAACTAGGTATTGATATTATGAAAAAATCATTCCATTCACCGTTCGTTAAAATTTTAACCAACGCTGGTTTAGATCCTTCTGATTTTAAAGATCTAAGTAAGTGGGGTATGGGTGTTGACGTAACAGACGGTAAGATTAAAGACATGCGTAAAGCAGGTATTATCGATCCAGTGCTAGTCACAAAGTCTGCCTTGCAAAATGCAGTTTCTGTAGCAACGACTATATTATCAACTGATTGTGTAATTTCAAATATGAGAGAGAATGAAGGCAATAGGTAAATATATAATTGTTTCTGAAATAAAAGAAGACATAAAGAAAACTGAGGGTGGACTGTTACTTGCAGAAAACCACAGAGAAGATATAAGATACCGTACCGCTGACGTAAAGTCAGTTGGTACGTTTGTCGAAGGTATAAATGAAAATGATAAGATATATTACGATCGGCATGCTGGTCATAATATTGAAATCGGTAATGATGTATTTAAGGTTATACAAGAGCAGGATGTTATTATAGTTTTATAATGGATAGAAGTGATTTTTTAGAACGAGGAGAACTAAAGGTTGACTTTCTTAAATATTATAGACTTGTATCACGCTGGGCTTGTAAAGAAAATAGTATATCAATTTCAGATTTAGAATTATTGTTTTATTTAGATCCTATAAAATACTTTACAATAAAGGATTTTCAAAACGGTACAATGTATTATCATTGGGACCGGCAACGCTTTTACCGATTACAAAGAGAAGGCTGGGTTGAAAAGATACATAAAGGTAACGGTCGTTTAGGCGACCATAATAAATACAAAGTATCTATGCGCGGCAAGCGCCTTATTAATAGAATATATAAAATATTAATTGGACAAGAAGATATGCCTATCGATGCTAAAAGAAGCAAGATAGGTAAACGCTCAACCTATGTAGACAAGGTATATGCGAATGCAATAACTAAATTTAACAAAGACAAACTATAAATGGCTAGAATATCAACGTACGGTCAAGACAGCACATTAAATAAGCTAGATAAGGTTTTAGGTACCGATAGTCTTACTGGACAAACTAAGAATTATACTATTGAGTCTATAGTAAGCGTAGTTAACGAGGATAGTCTTGTTGAAACCTTTGACGGCTCTACGTTTACGTACCAAGACTACGTAGCGTCTAGTGAAACACCTACTGGTATAATTAACCTTAATGCTGGAACAGCTTCTCAAGCTGCGTTTAGTGCTATAAATCAAATATACATATCCGTACTTGATAAAACAGGTTTATCAGTAGCAGAGTATTTAGAAAACGCAGATAACGATTTTATAAAAATATCTAAAAAGGGTAACGTAAACCAGTTTGGTATTTATGAAGTTACAGCTATAGAGGATCATGATAATGCCGCTTACAAAAAATTAACATTAACCCCAAGAGGTACTAATGGTAATTTGACCGTAGACGATAGCTTTTTTGTGTCTAATTATTCTGCATTGTATGACCAAGATTTTTCTGATGATTCAGTAACTGAGTTTGGTGATGTAACTAGTGCTGGATCTGGAATTATTATTACAGATGATGAACGTACAAGTTTAAACAACTTTACAGCTAACGGGTTAATACACGCAGACGTTGTAGATGTTCTAACGTCTACCGCTACAGATTTGCCTTTATCTGCTAATCAGGGTAAAGCACTTAAAGATTTAATAGACACTATTAACGCTTTGCTTGCTAGCGATAACGTTGATTTGGATTCACTACAAGAAGTAGTGGACTTTATAGAAGCGAACAAGGATACTTTAGATAGTTTGGCCATCTCTAATATAGCTGGTTTACAAGCTGCTTTAAATGCCAAAGAAGATTCTGTTGTAGGAAAAGGATTGTCTGCAAATGATTTTACCGATATTCTTTTAACAAAACTAAATAGCATAGCGTCTGGTGCACAAGTAAATGTTCAATCAAACTGGAGTGCAATAAGTGGGGACGCTTTTATTCAAAACAAGCCCGCAGACTTAACAAACTTAAGCTTGCATAATGTAACTGACTTAAGCGATGTGACTGATGCTGGGTCAGGTTCTATTATAACAAGCACTGAAAGAACTAAATTAGGCGGCATAGCTGCAGGAGCTGAAGTAAATGTACAGTCTGATTGGAACGCTACAACTGGCGATTCTTTTATACAGAACAAACCAACCACAATAACAGAGGCACAAGCTAGTGAAATAGCAGCCAATACGTCTAAAACCGGAATAACTGCCGGGCAAGCCGGGGAGATTGCTGCCAACACACTTAAAACAGGAATAACCGCAGGGCAGGCTGGCGAAATAGCTGCTAACACGCTTAAGGTCTCAAATGTTAAGTCAGACTGGAATGAGTCTGATGCAAATAGCGAAGCTTTTATCCAAAACAAACCTTCTCTTGTAGGAACATCTACAACTTTAGAAATAGCTGGAACAACTGATGAAATAGAAGTTGATTTAAGTGGAGCACAAGACTTAACAGCTAATAGAGCGTGGACAATAGGCCTGCCTAATAATGTAACAGTTACCAATGATATAAGTGCTGACAATGTAAAGCCGGCTAGTACAATTGAATTTACAGGTGTCGAAGCATCGACCCCTACTTTTGATAATGGTTTATACTATAGAACGGAAGATGGCCATGATACATTGCATTTTAGGTACGATGGCAATGACTTAAGTATTGATAAACTTACAGAGTTATTGCCTTCAGGTATATTAAATGGAGGTGAGTTGTCTAATCCTAACGCAACGCAGTTTACAATACAAGCTGGGGATGGGGTGATTAATGACCTTAACAAAATAGCAGGGCAAGATCCACACCCAGAAATAATTTCAATTGAGTGGCTCACTCAAACTATAAACGTTGTTGATGAAAATGGTGATGCAATTACCATAAGCCCAACAACTGTTCAGAAAAACTCTTGGATATATATAGATGCAAGTGGTAACGTGCAACAACAATCTACAGCGTTTACAGAGGCGCAATTTAGATCAGCTATACCAATTGGCTCAGTTGTATATTCAAACGGTTCTATTAACTTTGTAAAAACATTTCCAAGAACAGCTTATAATCAGATTTCTCAGCACTCTGAGTTTATAGCTTCTTTTGGTCCTATTAAAAAGTCAGGTCACAAAGTTTCAGCTAATGGAACTAACTTAAGTATTGATCGATCTGCTGGGACAGCTTTTGCTTTAGGTAGAAATTATTCAATAGACCCTGAGAACCCTTCTACAGTAGTGGATGGAGCTAAAGTTGGGGCTGTTATACACAGATATAGAAGTGACGGCTCGGGAGGCTTTATTAAAGACACAAACAGCGGCGCGGGTTATGCAACTTTAGATCCCACTAAATATGATGATGGCACCGGCACACTAAACACTGTTAATGGCGGGCGTTATAGCGTACAGAGACTATTTTATTTCCCATCAACACCGGATGTAATAGTATCTTACTACGGGACTGATAGCTATAGTTCTATGGATAAAGCTGAACAGAATTATCTTTTAGAAACATTCACAGAAGCTGACAACACGGCACAGCAAGCTATTTATCTTGGAGCTATTATAATGAGGAGCATCACCACTGATTTATCAGACTCTTCGCGGGCTAAAATATTAACAGCTGGAACTTTTAGAAGCTTAGCGTCTACAAACCTAGGCGGGGTAGCAGCATCTGCACAGCTAGGAGATCTTTCTGATGTAAATGTTACAGGAACGACCGACAATCAACTTCTACAATACAACTCTTCCACAACAGAATGGGAAGCGTCTACTGTAAATTCTGACGGTATTGCAGAAGGTACAACAAATTTATATAATGTAAGTACAAATTTATCAGCAACAACTGCAGCTGCTCAAATAACAATTAATTCATCAGACGGTGATAATGTTGTTATAGGCGAAGCAACCGGAACTATTGCTGGATTAATGAGCACCACACATCATGATAAATTAGATGGCATAGAAGCTAACGCCACTGCTGACCAAACTGCATCTGATATAAGAACCTTATTAGGAACCGGTAATAGTGGTGTTATACCAGCTGCTGGTACAGTAGGAGAATTTTTAAAACACGATGGAACATTTGGTACACCTGAATATGTAGACGGCTCGGGAACGGCAAATACATTACCAAAATTTAGTGATACAGACACTTTAACTGATTCAGCTATATCAGAACAAGCGGGCTCGCCTATAACATTGTCTTTAACAGGAGCAGTTTTTACAACTGGAGGAGGAACATTAACACTAGACAATAGTAATGGAGGCGTTAATCCATTAGGCGGTTGGAGTGTTGGAGAAACATTCACAATTGGCTACGACATTCAAACAAATAACGGAGGCTTTGATTTTGGAGCGGGTGGTACTGTTGTTACAATTACTTCAGCAACTGCAACAGGATTTACA